AAACTTCAATGGAAGGCGATTTCGATACTGGAAACGTTAGATACAAAGCTAGAGAGAGATACGCATTTGGATGTTCAGACTGGAGAGGAATCTTCGGAACACCTGGAGTGTAATCTTAAACAATTTATGTGGCGGAACATAGTTTCGCCACATTTACTAAATAGAAAGAAAAAATGAAAAAATTCCTAGTACAAATTAATGCTTATCAATATCACGCTAAATTTGAGGTTTTAGCTGAAGATAACGTTGAATCTATTGAAAATTCAATAGTTGACAAACTAGGACAAAAAGATATAAAGTGGGACTATCTTGGAGAAATGATGGACCCAAGAGTTAAAAGAATAACCTATGAGGAGGTTATAGATGGTACAAGACCTGTACAAACAGAAAAGGTCCTTGGAGTTGAGGTGGCAACTGGAGTATGAGCAATTTGGTAAATATACTCTGGATATGGTCAAGATTGATGACAAGATTAAAGAAGTTATCACTGACATTAAACTCGAAGAGGCTAAAATTGCAGATAGAGAAAATGCAATTAATGGAGCTGCCGCACAAGTTTCTGTAGCTACTTAAACAAAAGCTACATCGCTGAAATCGTACATTTCTCGTAGGATCGCTTGCACTCTTCAATAATTTAAGCTATAAATCACTTACTATACAAATTTAATAATCATATAAATGTAGACGCGTATAGTCGACTGCCCTAGGGACTACATTTAAATATTCTAGGAGGAATATTATGGCAAACACAACGTTTAATGGTCCAGTTAGATCCGAAAAAGGATTTCAACAGATCAATAAAGCAACTAACACAGGAGTTGTTACATCAAGGTTTCTAGGAATGAAACCAGATTTAACTAGCTTAACAGCTACTGCTGTTGGAACAGGAGCTACTTTAACTTACACTGCTAATGTAATTACAATTAATAATTACACAGGCGCAGCTGCTCAAGCGGTAACATTACCAGCAGCAACTGTAGGAACTATTGTAGTTCATCTTCAATCAAAAGATGTAGCGCATTCATCACTTAATACATTAAGTTTTGATTGTGCAGGTAGTGATGTATTTAGAACTGGTTCAAAAATTGAAACTACTTCTGGTGCAGAAGTAACTATTGATACGTCTATCGCAGATGAAACTAAAATGACGTACACACCTGTTAATGCAGCAACAAATATATTTTCAACTGGTTGTTATCTATATTTCACATGCTTTGAAAAAGGTATTTGGAATGTGGCAAGTGACCTATCAAAATATACAACAGCTACTGCAGGAACTTTCCTGTTCAGTGCTTAATAGATAAACTTTGTGAGCTCCTTCGGGAGCTCGCAGAATAGGAGAAAAATTATGAGTACATACCCAGTAGATATAAAAAGTACTAACATTACTTCAACTGGAGCTGGCACTATTTTTGCTGGCCCGTGTAGAATACTTGGACTTTCCTATAATGGAAGTGCAGGTGCAGGAACTATCGTTATTCAAGATGGTAGTACTACTATATGCACGATTGATTCAGGCACTGGAACAGAATATATGCAGTTTCCAGGAACTGGTCTTCGTTGTGAAACAAGTGGAAAATGCACTTTAACAACTGTTGACAAAGTTACATTCTTTTACGGTTAGGAGGATAAATGGCAACATCAGGAACCGTTGCATTTGAGCCTTCGATAACACAATGTATTGAAGAGGCTTATGAAAGATGCAATGTACAATTGACATCTGGCTATAGTCTTAAAACTGCCCTTTTTTCACTTAACATTTTATTTTCTGAATGGGGAAATAGAGGTATTCATTTTTGGGCCGTTTCTAATACTAATATTTATTTAAATAGTGGCCAAAATACTTACGATATTTTTAAAAGTGCAACATCTAGAGGATCGGACACCACTAATCCAGCTAGATCAGATGCTTCTAGTACTTTTATTTATAATGCTACAGATATTTTAACAGCTTCTTATAGAACTGATGATGGCACTACTTCTCAAGCAGATATTACATTAACTAAAATTGATAGATCTACTTACGCGGCTTTAACCAATAAAGAATCTCAAGGAACTCCAAGTCAATTTTGGGTTCAAAGATTTATTAATAAAACTACTATAACTACTTATATTACACCAGGTTCTTCTCAAGCTGGTAAATTTCTTAATATTTATTATGTTAGAAGACTCGAAGATCCAGGAATCGCGTTCCCTGATACAGGAGCACCTCAAACAAGTGGGACGCCATATGCTAATCACCCAGAAGTACCTTATAGATTTTATCCATGTTTAGTTTCAGGGTTGGCTTTTTACCTAAGTCAAAAAATTAATCCTGCAAAAACACAAGAATTAAAATTATATTATGAAGATGAATTAGCTAGAGCGCTGGCAGAAGATGGTTCAGCTTCTAGTACATTTATAACTCCTCAAACTTATTATCCGGCGGTATCATAATGACAGCTCGATTTTCTCAAGGGAAATATGCTTTGTCAATTTCCGATAGGAGTGGTCAAGCATTTCCTTATTTAGAAATGGTTAGAGAATGGACAGGAGCATGGGTCCATATTTCTGAATATGAACCTAAATCTCCTCAATTAGAAATTAAAGTTACTGGAGGAGATCCCCAAGCTTTAATGCATGCAAGGCCTGCTAGAACTGAATTTGAGACTACTACTTTACTACAATTTAATCCTTTCTTTACTACAACAGCTGGAACTTCAGTAATTAGAGTTTATCAACCAGGACATTCTAGAACTATGGGAGAAACTTATAGATTTTATGGACCCCCTACAGTATCACCAGGTACAGGAACAACAAGTAATCCAGTAGCTACTTATGCTAATGTTCCTAATTTTGATGGTATTGATGGGGCTACCATTTCAAGAGCCGCAGGCCATGTTATCTCTCAATGGGGTACTACTTATGTTCAAACTTATAATAATTATCAATTTACAGTTAGTGGATCTAGTGCTACAACTGGTAATGTACAAGGAGGAGGAACTGTTTCTATAGGACCAGTTACCTTACAAGCATAATGGCAGGATATACATACGCAACTTTAACAACAGCAATTAGAGATTATACTGAAGTAGATAGCTCACTTTTTACATCATCTATTATAGATAATTTTATTATGTCTGCTGAAAATAGAATTAATAGAGATGTAGCAACTGATGCTCAAAGAAAATATCAAACAGCTACTTTAATTGTAGGTCAAGGAACTTATAATACTCCTGGTAATGAAGATTTTATTAGAGCTATTAAATTAACTGATTCTAATAATGATATGTGGTATCTTCAAAAGGTAGATCAAACTTTTTTAGATGAATATACTCAAGATGAAGTAGCTAATACAGGTAAACCTAGATACTATGCTATGTTTCAATCAGGTCAAGGAACTAGTAATAATACCAATTATTACAAAATTGCCCCTTCTCCAGACGCTACTTACACTATTGAAGTAGAGTATTCTATTATGCCGGATCAATTAAGCTCTACTAATACCCAGACTTTCTTAAGTCAGAAGTTCCCTAATGGTATGCTTTATGCCTGTTTGATAGAGGCTTATGGATTCTTAAAAGGTCCAATGGATATGTTGACATATTATGAAAATAGATATAAACAAGAGGTAGATAAGTTCGGTCTTGAACAATTAGGAAGACGTAGAAGAGGTGATTATACAAGTGGAACTATTAGAATCCCTTTAAACACTCCTTCCACAACTGATGCAGGACTGATTAAGTAGGAGATTATTATGGCAATAACAACTAGCGCAGTGTGTAATTCATTTAAAAATCAACTTTTAAGTGCAACTCACAATTTTACTCAAACATCAGGTAATAAATTTTATTTAGCTCTATATACTAATAGTGCTGCAATTGGAAAATCTACAACAGATTATTTAACTGGTGGTGAAACAAGTGGTACAGGATATTCAGCAGGTGGAAAACTTTTAGCTGTTGCTGGACAAACTCATAAGTTATCTAATAACACAGCAATTGTTGATTGGGCTAACCTTTCTTGGTTAACTGCTTCAATTACAGCTAGAGGAGCTTTAATTTATAATAACTCACAATCTAAAAAAGCAGTTTGCGTTTTAGATTTTGGTGGCGATAAAACCGCTACTGCTGGAACTTTTACAATTCAATTTCCAAATTTCACAGATACATTAGCTATCCTAAGAATATCGTAAGGAGGTAGTTCCTTATGGCGAACACTTGGGGCTCGTTAAAGTGGGGAGATGGTCTCTGGGGAGATCAAGGATCCGTTAGTGTTTCCGTTACCGGTGTGGCTGCAACGACTGCCGTTGGAAACGAATCAGCTTTTAATTTAACTGGATGGGGTAGAGATACTTGGGGGTCTCAAGTATGGGGTGGTACTGATGATGCTATCACTACTGTAACAGGTGTAGGTGCTACTACTGCTATTGGATCTGTTGGAATAGAACTTGTTAAAAATGTTCCAGTTACCGGAGTTAGTGCAGCAACAGCAATTGGAACTGCAGTGGCTAATACCAATGTTACTGTTTCTTTAACTGGTCTTTCTATGAGCTGGACTGTAGGTCCAATCAATGTAGACTTAGCTAAAAATATTGAAGTACCATTTGGTGTAGCAGCTCAAAGTGCGATTGGAAGTGTATCAGCCAAAACAGATGTCACGGTTTCTTTAACTGGTTTAGGATTAACTGGAGAAATGGGCAATACAATTGTAGAAGGCCCTGCTCAAGTAGACGCTACTGGTGCCGCTGCTACCACAGCTATAGGTTCTTTAACTTTAACTGCAGATGCTCATGTATTCCCTACAGGAGTAGTAGGAGAAACAGGTATAAATGAATCTACTCAGGTGGGAGATGCTCATGTATTCCCTACTGGAGTTTCAGCAGCTTCTGCTATGGGTATTATAAGACAGGCTTCAGGATATGGGGTAACTGGGCAAGCTTTAACTACTGCTTTAGGTAGTCTTTCTTTTAGAGGAAATGCTAACGTATTTCCTACTGGAGTGGGAGCTATTATTAATCCTGGCATACCTACAGTATTTGCGTATAATGAGGTTGACACAGGGACGCCTGTATCTTATAGTAGCGTATCTACGGGTACAGATATTACGTATACGGAAGTAAAAGCAGCTTAGGAGATTTTTATGGCATCAAATTATAATGCATTTGGTTTTAACCTAATGACTACTGGTGAAAACGCTGGTACTTGGGGTGATAATACCAACCTTAATTTAAATTACATTAGAGATATGTTCACGTACATTGAAGTGGCAATGACAGCGGACAGAACTTTAACTATACCTGATAACTCTACAGGGACTTATAATGGTAGAGCTATGGTTATTAAATTAACTGGAACTACTGGAGGCTCAAATAGAGTTTTAGATATTGCTGATCAAGCAGGATCTGGTTCTTCTCCAGGAGGAGCGGCTGATATTCTTAAACCTTTTTTAATTATTGATGGAACTACAAGAACAGGTTCAGATACTATAACTTTTAAAGTTACAGGTCAAACTGGAATAACTATACCAAAATATGGTAATACATGGTGTTATAAAGATGGAACGGATATTCGTACAGCAGGATTTGTTAGTACTAGAGGATCAGCAGGAACAGCAGCAGCCCAACCTGCTTATACTTTACCAGCTGCAGATGGATCAAATGGGCAAGCATTAGTAACAGATGGATCAGGCTCAGTGAGCTTTGGATCTGCAGGAATATCAACAGGAAAAGCTATTGCAATGGCAATGATTTTCGGATAAAAAACAGAAGGAATTAAATTATGGCAAATCCAAATATAGTAAATGTCGCAACAATTAATGGTGGGTCGTTAGGATGGAATGTAGGTACAGGATTAAATTCTTTAATCACTGTTGCTGCAGATTACATTTTAAAAATTAATAGAATAGTTGTAGCTAATGTCGATGGTACAAATGCTGCCGATATTAGTGTAGCTATTACAATGGCAGGAACTCCTGCTCAAACTGGTCTTACGGTTAATACAGCTGCAGCTACTACAATGTATGTAGCAAAAACAATTTCAGTTCCAGCAGACGCATCGTTAGTAATAAGTGATACTCCAATTTATTTAAGAGAAACAGATATTTTAAAAGCTGAAGCTAGCGTTGCTTCAGATTTAGATTTATTCATATCATATGAATTACTGATAGACTAGGAGGTTAAATTATGGCGCAAGGAAACGGCGGAATAATTGGACCTATCAACACAGTTAATGCATCCGAAGCTGCATTAGTAACAACCAAAAACGCCTCAGGAACAATTACAACTCGACCATCAACTGCATCTGTTGATGTCTTGGTTGTAGCTGGTGGTGGATCAGGTAGTGCTAATTTTGGTTCTGCTGGTCACGGTGGTGGTGGAGGTGGTGGATATGTAGAAATGCCAGGACTTGCTGTTAGTGGTGGAACTACTTATTGTGTTACTGTAGGTGGTGGTGGAGCCGGTGGAAATGGATCTGGTAATAATGGAGCTGATTCAATTTTTGCAGTAGGAACTCCTATTGCTCTTACAGGAAAAGGTGGTGGACGTGGCGGAGAATATAATGGAAGCGCTGGTGGATCAGGTGGAGGTGGAGCTGGTTCAAATGGTTCATGTGGAATTTGTGGTCCAGGACCTGCAACACAACCTACTCAACCTGGTAATTCTGGAACTTATGGCTTTGGAAGTGCTGGTGGACAAGGAGGAGTTAATCCTGCTTATGGTGCTGGTGCTGGTGGTGGTGGAGCTGGCGGTGCAGGTGTTAGAGGTGCTCCTCAAGGAGCAGGAACAGGTGGTGTTGGTAAAACAAGTAATATTACAGGAAGCTGTGTAGCTTACGCTGGAGGTGGTGGCGGTGGCTCAGGATCATCAGGAGGATCCGGAGGTGCTTCTCCATGTGGAACAGGGGGAGCTGGTGGACCCGGCAATCCCGGAACAACAAACAGAGGCGGTGGTGGCGGTGGTGATAGTAATGCTGGAAGTAATGCTGGAGCTGGTGGCCCAGGAGTAGTAATAGTAAAAGAACCTAAAACTAGTAAAAGTGCACCAGGTGTTTGGGCAATGAACACCGTATATGATTTCGTAAAAAATGATAATTGGGTTTATAATGAAGCAGATGTAGATTATTTAGTAGTAGGTGGTGGTGCATCAGGTGGAGCACACTACGGTGGTG